TTGGTATTGCAGCTTTTGCTGCAGCAACAGCTCTAGCTATACCCTCTTCAAGAACCTTAGTAAATGCGTTGACAAAGGTGTCAGCCAAAACAATCGCAGTTGTTTCAAGGTCTTCAAGCATTGAGTCAAGGCCAGCAATAATGCCGTTGACAAACTCTTGGCCTTCGCCGTACATAACCTGTGCGGTCTCTTCGCCCAGTTCCTGACCGAGTGCATCAAGCTCACCGAATAGAGAGTTGACTTCGTTTACAGTCTTAGAACCGCCGTCAATCAGCGCCTGTGCAGTCTCTCCACCAGCTTCAACACCAGCCTGAACTAGTTGGTTGAACAGCAGTGGGTCAAGACCCAGCTCACGCAATGCCTTTAGGTTGTCCACGAACAGCCTTGTGCGGTCTACTACAGCTTGGAAACCGCTGACAAGCAAGTCAGATTTGTTCGCTGCCTCTTGGATAGGCTCTACGAAGTCTGAGATGATTGTGACCCGGAAGTCATTTAGGTTCTTTCCGGCCTGTACGGTCTTTTGAATGACCTTAACCATGTCAATCTTCTCAGTCTCAGTCTGAGTGTCTTTCAAGATGCTTGTAATGTTTCCAGCGGCTAGAGTTGCATTCTTTACATCTTTGAGAAGAGCGTCTGCAAGGTTGCGGCGGTCTAGAAGCTCATCGCGCTGCTTTGCAATCTGCTGAAGCGCTCTGTACTCATCGCGTGCATATTCTCGAAGGTTGTTGTAGCTGTCTTCCAGCAAGAAGCCGTTGTCAAAAGTATCTTTTAGGCGACTCTCGATGTTTGCTAGGTCTGCAGTAACAGCTCTTTCAAACCTGCCCATTTGAGCTTCAAAGGTAGAGAGGGTCTCACTGCTAGCCAAGAACTCTTTAAAGGCAGCCTCTGCAGCCTTAGAAGATGCCTCAAAGTCATTAAACTTGTCAACCGCTTCGTCGTAAGCCTTTTTTAGCAGGTCATAAGCATCTTGTAAATCCTTGTTGGCAGCTTCTACCTTTGCAATTACTTCTTTTATGCCTGCTGCTGTGCCGTTGAACAATGTCTGTGCCGCTGCAACCGAAGCTGCACCGTTTTTAATTACATCGTTGAAGACCTTTTCCCACTCTTCACCCGAACCGAGTATTGAGCTAATAAGACCTTCGCTAGCGCCAAGAGACTCAAGCTTGAGTTTTGACTGCTGTTGCTTTACCTCATCTACAATGCCAGCATAGAACTCTTCTACGTAATTACGAGCCTTTTCGCCAACCGTATCCTCGCCAGTACCAGTGTCTTCGCCCGTAAGGTCAGGCGGAGTGTATACAAACTTGCTTGAGGCATTTTCAATAGCATTTATTGACATTCCCTTTTTGAAAAGGTCAAGCGCATAGGCAGCTTTCGCCGCTTGCTCTTCTGTTTGGGCAAGTTGGAGGTTTAGCCTTGGAAGAGTGTCTGCAAAGTCGCCTGCCTTGTCATCTGCAAACAAGAACTTCTCTGCAAGCCAACCAATACCAACGGCAATAAGGCCAAAGCCTGTGCTGGCTATGGCAACTCTTAGGGCTTTTGTCCCAACAGTTGCAAGCCCGACTGCGGTGCGGAACACCATAACTGCAGCAGTTAGCCCTGCAAAGATTTTGTAGCCAATGGCAAGGCTTACTATTACAATTCCAAATTGCTTGATTACGCCAATGTTGTCAACAATGATTGCTGCAAGGCGAGCGGCTACCTTTACGGTAAATAGAATCCCGTTTGCAAATTCGTTGATTGCCTTCTTGACACCATCGGTGTTTTCTGTCAAAGCAGTAACTACAGGTATTAGCTGCCTCATTAGCTCTGCAAGCATAGGGGTTAGCTCTTCGACCAGCGGCGTCATTGCCAGAGTCAGGTCGGTAAACGCAGGTGTTAGTGCCATACCTGCGGTTGCCTGCAGGTTCTTGAAGGTGGCCTCTAGGTTTTGCTGCGCCACGAAGAGCGTGTCAGAAGACTTGGCATACATTCCCTGAGCGTCTGCCGAGCGCTCGAAGAGCAGCTCTACACGTATTTGCTGGTCAGCAAGTCTCTCAGCAGAGCCTGTTAGCTGTCCAAGCCCCCTAGCCGCCTTTACAGCGTCAATCTCGGATTGCTTCATAGCAACACCGAACTTCTCAATCGGGTCGTACTCGCCTCGGAAGAGGGCCGTCATGCCGAGCAAGGCTTCTTGAACGTCGTAGCCGTATGTAATTGAGAGGTCAGTACCGAGTGTAATTAGTCTTTCGGTAAGCGCTGCGGTCTCACCAAGCGCAAAGCCAGACTGCTTTAGAACCGAACCAATAAATGTTACGGACTTAGCGGCTTCTGACTGCGATAGACCCATCTTGTGAGACGTCTCAGTGAAGGCCACCATCTGTGGCGTTAGCTCACCGAATACGGACTGAAGACCGTTCATGTTTCGGGTTAGGTCTCTAGACTGCTCAATAGCACCGCCAGCGAAGTCTACAAGTGCGCGACCACCTTGAAATACTGCAAACGACGCACCAAGCTTTAGAGCTTTACCGCTAAGGCTGTGTATCTTGCCGCCAAGGTTCTCAAGCTGCTTTGCTGCCCTTTTGATACCTTCATCGTGGAAGGCTGTGATTATGGGGACGGAGATATTTCTGCTGGCTGCCATTCTTTATACCTCTCGCTGAATCTTAATAATTACAGTGTCTAAGTGATTGCCCATCTTTGTAACCGACTCTTTATACGCACCCTCAGCACCGGGCCAAACAAACCTTGATGGTTGACTACCCAACTTGTCAATCATAGCGCGACCTTGACCATTTATCTTGTGAGTACGAACGGTTCTAAAGCTCCTGATAGACCCAAACTTGCCCTTAAGGGTACGTGTGTACGCGTATGGCTCTGTCTCTTTTCTCTTGCCCACATAAGCCATAGACTTGCCAGCCATATCAGCCATGATTGTTGCTGGTGACTTTACAACAACCTTGACAATACCAATACTCTTGCCCTGAATCTTAGCCTTTGGCCTTAGAGCAATAATCGTTGCGCTCCTAGCGGGCTTACCATTTGCCCATGTAAGCCGTCCGGGGATTCCGTTAGAAGCCTGTGCCATGCCCCTAATTGGCGGTCTCAGCGGAATAGACTTTTTTATGCCAGCCTGTACTGGCTTGGCAATGTCTTTTGCGTTCTTGAAAAACTCTTTTAGGACTTCGCCTTCCATGTCCCGAAGAGCAGCCAATATGTTTCTGTAGTCAGTTATGTAAATCTCACCCTGACCGAATTTCTGAGTAGCCCCGCCAACTTTGGTGCTTACAGTACGAACGCCCTTTATTATTGCCACGATACCGCCAATCCTTATATCTATTGTACAGCAAATAAGAAAGCCGCCCCGAAGGACGGCTCTCCTATTACTTAGACGGAAGACTTTTTGCTACTAGCCAACGTTGCATTGTCCAGAGCATTCTGTCGTCCAGCTGCATCAACTCTCTTGGGCTGATACCGGTTTCACAAGCCAGACCTGCTATAAACCAGTGGGTAGAGGATTCCCCTAGCCCTTGGATTTTGGGTCAGTGTCGCTCGCCCCGATTTCTCCGACTGTGTTTAGCCAGTCTTCGTAAGTCAATTTACTTGACTTGGTGCGGTGTTCACTGTGCCATGCAAGGTAAAGCAACCAGCTCATGCGAGGTGAGTCGCCCAAGCTAGTAACACTGACATTGAACTTGTCCTCGAAAGCTACAAGGTCGGCAGCGTTTGCTGTGATGTCTTTATCAGTACCATCTTCGAACTGAATGTGCAGGTTGATTCTCATTTAGTTATCCTTCAGTTGTGCTTATGACGTTGCGTAGCTTACTGCTCCGCTTGTTGGGAAAGTAACCGAGAAGGTAGCTAGGTCGCCAACAGCACCCGAAATAGGGGTGAAGCTAGTTACTAGAACCGAAGCGGTGTACGTTGGGTTGGTTGCGCTGACGGTCGAGCCTTCAGGGTTTAGGGTTATTGTAGCCACAGTTCCCACTAGGTCTTGGAACAGCGCAGAAACGCCGCCTACTCCAAAGTCATTGTGGAAGTCTAGGGATACAGAACCTGACTTTAGCCCACCAATAACCTCTGTCCAGCCAGCAGAACCAAAATCTGTAGTCTCTACCTCTGCTGCGTTAATTACTAGCTCAGCGCGGGCGGTAGCGTCAGAAATGTCTGTAGCGTTCAGGGTCACGTGTGTGCCTGTTACAACATATTTTGCCATCTTATTTATTCTCCTTATGCGTATACAACAACGGAGAACTCCGCTGCCAAATACTCTTGGTCATTCAGTTGCAGAGAGCCGATATTGTTCATACCTACAACACGAGTGTCGAAAGCATTTCCGCCAAGGCTCTTATCCGATTCTACAGCAAGTTTGATACTCGAAGCGTCGTCCTGAGAGCAGTAAGCATCTAACTTTCTCTGAGCGCGCTTCTCAGCGGCCCTTCCAACAATCACAATAACAGTAAAGTTGAAAAGCGTCAAACCCTGATTCATTGCCAAGTTGTAGTCCACTGTGTCCAAACTCATTGTGGCGATAGGCGGGCTTGGGTTGTCGGGCAGCTCTGCAGAGGTTCTAAGACCAGCAATAGTCCCTAAGTTGTTTGCGAGCGCCACTCTAAGAGCATTTATGTCTGTCAAGACATTCTCACTCTCATAAACGGCTCTAGAAGCTTGGCAATGTCAGGGTCAATGTTAGAAACTCGGACTACCCCAAGGTCTCCAAATCCAGCAACTCCAAGCGGCGAGTCGTAGCGCTTGTACTGCCTAGAGGAAAGCAAGATAGCTGCCTGTCTAACGGCTGTAGGCACTGCCGCCCAACCGAATGTGCCAGTTACCTGTACAGTAGCGTCTTGTCCTGCTACAGGGAAAGTGAAGTCACCCACAGCTCTAATCTGAGTTGCAGGGGTCACAAGACCGCCAGATTGACCGTTCAGAGGCTCTAGCTGATAGTCTGTGGCTGTCCAAGCGTCACCAAAAACCCCATCAGCATTGTCAGAGACTTTTATTGAGGTGAGGGCTGATACATCGTCAATGATGCAGACATATGAGTCGCTCGGTGTAAAGATTCGTGTTGCATCTTCGGTGTAAAAGACGCGCTCAGTGTGTCCGTCAATCTGCCTTGAAGCAGCTTCAGCAGCAAGCTCTAAGAGTGTGTCGTCAACTGTATCTGTAATCCTGAGGGCGGCTTTGACGTCAG